CCAGTCATGTTTATGACCAATCGACTTTAGATTTGGATTTCCGTGATAAGAAGTGGCTTCGTTATTTTCCAGATTCAGGCTCATGCTCAATCACTTTGTCTTCTTCTGCTTGTATAGCCTTAAGTAAGTCAGAAGTGCTACCATTAAAAAGTATGTTGGTTTGATTTTCTATACGCTGAGTTTGTTTGTTAGGATCGGCAGTATCAATCTTTTGCTTTTTCTCTTGTACATCCATAACATCTTTTGCTTGGTCAGACATTAATTTGATAGCCTGTACTGCAACTTCAAATGCTCTAGGGTTGTCACTGTTCTGTGCTACTTCCAAAATACTTTGTACAGCCGATTCACTGTATGCCATTGCTCTTTTGAGTGTGGCTCTAGCATCTTGAAAATCATCTTCTAATTGTTCGCCTCTTGCAACATCTGTAATGACAGGTTTTTTTATTTCTTCGGTTTTAGTCATTGTTCCAAATGTTTTGTCAAGTGCATCAAATACTTTATTATTCATAGGTTTGGTCAAACTCCTCAACAAATCTATACACATCATCTATAGTTTGAATACCATCATCGGGAGGGTCTATAGTCACAGTTGGCGCAGAAGTATAACCGGAACCAGCATCATCAATAACAATTCTGCTTATCTTATCGCCATCCATAATAGCGTGAGCCCTTGCATTTCCTTCTAAAATAACATTAGGCTCTCTTGTATATTTAGTACCCGCATAAGTTAGTGTTATTGCATCTACGGAGCCGCCAGCAATAGTTGCAACTGCTGTTGCTGTTGCCTCTTCAATCGAGAATGTCTGTCTACTATACGCACCAACCAATTCTGGATTCTGATATACAGTTGCTATTGCTTCTCTTATAATTCCTTGATTTGCAACATAACCATAGAAATTTAATTTCATTGAGAAATTTAATGTCCAAACTATGCTTTGTCTGTCTGCAAATGTACCAGCAGTATTGTCTTCATATCCTATACCATCTAATACGATTTTAATATCTCTCTTGATACCCATTTCAGGCAAATCATTTAGAGTGACATTGAAATCAGGATTAAAGTATGGAAGAATCTGTTCTAATATTTGTAAACCATCTTCTTGATTCTTTGCAAAAATATAAAGAGACAAATTCATATCATAGGGTGTAGATACAAATTGGGTCTTTACTTTGAGAGCATCCGAGCTATCTGTTTTTCTATGTTTCTGAATAGGAGAAATTTTTCTTGTAGCATCATAATTCAATCCTAGAATTTCAAATCCCATTCTAGGAAGAATGATTGCAACATCACCACGAGATTCTACCGTTGGCTGATTCTCAATTCTAGTTAAGAATTTTTGTTTTGTAGAATATGCAAGAGGTACACGAAGGCTCTGTACTTCAACATCACTGGAGTTTTTTCTCACTATGTTGATGTTATTAAATATGGTTCCAAAAGCAATGATTGCTTTTCGCACATGTTCGTGATAAAACTGTTGACCTTTAAACATCTAATTCACCAAATGGATTAACTTCAGAGAAATCTAAAATATCGCTTGCTGTTTCTATATCAACAAAATCAGTATTGTCTCCTGCTACTGCTGGCTTGATAGCAAAATCTTCTTTGATGATAGAACCACCCGACTCAAACAAGAGTCGATCACCATCTTCTTTTAACATCTCAAACAATTTCTGGTCAAGAGAATTGTCGTCTTGAATCTGGTCAATTTCCAAAAGACCTGTTTCAATTTCTTCAGAGCTATATTCAAACAACTCACAAGTAAGTCTGAAGGTGTAAAGTTTCCCTACTTGATAGAAAGGATTCTGAAACTCAACATACTTTATTTCAAACAGTGACCTTGTTTTAGGAAAGAATAGAAGGTCGCCTTCTACTGGACGAGTGCCGTCATTAATAAATTCTCCACCAGAAGTATCTACAAGTTCGTCCCACCTTCTTCTAGCAAGAATAAATGTTGCTTGATCTCTTGTTTCAAGACCGAAACGAGAAAACAAATCACCCTCTCCCTGGAATCCTTCTACATTTTCCATATACATTTCTAATGGATATGATTGAGTGAATTCACTGAGAGTGTCTTCATCAAATATTGTATCTCTATCAACAAGAGTTCTAGGCATGTAATAAACATCATGCCCATAGATTTTTAAAGACTCTATAATTAAGTCTTCAACTAGGAGCTGTTCAGAAGATGTGCCTGATGTGTTGCCGTTCTGAAAATAGAAATTCGTGGGCATTGCTTATCCCACCATAAAAGAGGGAGGCAACTCGTACTTCAGTTGCATTTCTTCCTCAATTTGCTGTATTTCTGCTACGGCTTCTTGGAAGATTTGGTCACCATTAAGAGTGACGCCCCCTGGCAATTGTATACCTCCAAACTTTTTCATATTTTCTCCCCACTGTCTTTTGATAAGAGCAGTGGTATATTTTTTAAGAAACATGTCGTCATACACTTCTGTATAATCTGTTCCTTCTACCATAGCCATTGCTTCGGCAATAACATAATCACCGACATCAAATGTCTGGTCCCAATCAGTATCTATGTATAGTCTGTTGGTTTTTCTGTTAAATCTTATTTGTCTATCGGATACAAAAATATTCTCAAGCGTAGACATATGAGTTTTTACAAGAGAGTAATAAGTTAGGTCTGCACTCAAAAGATTGTACATGTCATTTAATGCAAATTGATAATCTACATCAAACAGACCGTCTGACTTTGCGCCATACACAGTTCCAAACTTAAACAGTTTAGTGACGCCAAGAATATTATCCCCTATAGGAATGTAACCATTTTCTAGGTCGCCTTTAGTATAAGCACTGCTAGATGAAGTGTTTGCAGAATATCCTGATTGGTTACCTGTTACACTTTCAGAAACTACAAACTCTCCACTAACATTATCTACTGTAATTTGACTACCATCAGTGCTTACAACTTTGGCAGTTGCGCCAGAAGTTCCACCTGTGATAGTTTCCCCTACAGTAAAGTTGTTAGCAAGATTGGCAGTGAGATTTACAACTGAACCTGTCAACTGTCTTTTTACATATGCTCTTTCGGAGCCATCAAAATGATACTCTTGCCAAAATTGAATAGCATCATCGATTCTGTCTTCAATCTGGTCTTCATCCACATTAATTTCAATAACAGGAAAACCCAGCCTACGCAAGCAGTAATCTTTCAAATCTTGCCGTGATGCCAATGCCATCAGTTTCTCCTGCTATTAGCTTGCAGTATATGCATAGAGTTCGCTTCTCAGCTTGGCTAACTCTGCTTGAACATATTCTGTAGTTGCAATTTGTGTTGTGTCTGTGCCTTCAGCCGCTGTCGGTGCAGTAGGTGTTCCTGTTAGATCAGGACTTGCAAGTGGCGCCTTTGTATCCATCTGTGTTTGTAATGCACTAGTAACACCATCAAGATATCCGATTTCAGTGGAAGACACAGATCCTATAGCTGTATCAGCGGGAAGTGTAACAGTTCCAGTAAATGTTGGGCTTGCTTTGTCTGCTTTATCTGTATCTAAACTATCTATTTGTGTTTGAATAGCACTTGTTGCGCCGTCAAGATATCCGATTTCAGTAGATGATACTGTACCAATAGAAGTATCAGCAGGAAGTGTAACAGTTCCAGTAAATGTTGGGCTTGCAAGAGGTGCTTTTAATGCGAGACTGTTTGTTACAGTTCCCGAAAAGTCTGCATCATCTCCCAATGCCGCCGCTAATTCATTCAATGTATCTAGTGCGCCAGGTGCAGAATCAATTACATTAGCAATAGCAGTATCAACATAAGTCTCAGTTGCTACTGTGCTATCAATTGCAATAGTTCCGCCGGTGATTGTGATACCAGTGCCACCAGTTAAAGCCGCTTGGGCTCTTGCATCAGTGAAGAATAAATTTGTAGAACCTTCTACAAGATTATCCGTATCAAATTCTGTGAAGTCTATCGAAAGAGTACCAACGGCTTTAGCGATACCTGTACCGCCAGTGATAGCAGCCTGTGCCCTAGCATCAGTGAAGAATAAATTTGTAGAACCTTCTACAAGATTATCCGTATCAAATTCTGTAAAATCTACAGAAATAGCACCAGACGAATATGTAATACCTGTGCCGCCTGAAAGATAAGATTCTACCTGAGCGTCTACTCTTGCATTAGTATAATAAAGATTTGTACTACCTTCAGAAACATCGTCCGTATCGATTGAAACATTACTTAAATCTGCAAGTGCAAGAGAAATGCCGCCCGCTGTGGTGCCGTCATGAACACGGAGATGATAGTCAGTCGTGCTAACAGTAAGTTCACCTTCCGCTCCAGTAAACGCATTATTTTGCGTTGTTGTTCCTCTTCTAAATTGTACCTGAGTCGCCATTTCTTCTACCTTAAGTTATTGATCCCAAATCATTTGTTACAACCGCACCATTAGGCGTATCTAGGCAATCAAAAGATATGCTTATCGTTGCTCCAAATGCATCTGTTACTGAGCTTTCAAAGTCTCCGTAATCACCTGTAGGGAAAACTAATGTTGGGTCGGCAACGGAATAATTAGCCAAAGCCTGTACATTGCCTGCACTATCTCTAATAAAAATAGTTTTATCAGGAATGTTTACAGCAATTTCACCAACTTCAATGTCTGTTGTTGATGGTATAGCCGTCGAAGTATTACTTCGCTTTGGTTTTATTATTGTCGCCATTTAAAATCTCTTGTTTCGCATTTTTTAATTCATTCAATTCTTCATTTGCAAGAGTTAGCTTAGATTTTAATAGTATGTTTTCTAAGTTCAACTCATTCATCTTTGTAGCCAAAACATTAATGTAATGATTAATCAATTTTTCGTCCATAATATTCTCCACATATTTAAGGGGGACTTTTGTCCCCCGTTTTCATTTATTTATTAGAATGTTCCGCCGTCAATTGTGGCGTTGTTAATTGTCTTACTAGTACCGCCCGATAAGAAAGTACCAACTCTAGTATCTGTAAAGTAAAGATTTGTACTACCTTCAGATAGCGCATCTGTGTCATGGTTTGCAATGCTAGACACTGTACCTGTGACATCACCAGTCAAGTCACCAGTTACATTACCTGTCACATTACCTTCAAGTGCCGCGACAAGTGTTGCAACTGCATAACCAGATGCAGAAGTATCAACAGTAGTAGTAGGCTGAGTCTGAGAATCTTTAAAGAGTCTCCATTTGCCGTCAGACGCATCTCTGAACAGACCAGCGTAAAGGTCTTGCGAACCGCTTGTGTCATAGAGACCAAAGAAACCGATGTCGATTGCGTCAGAAGAATTGTTGCCTGTAGCAAGTGCAAACAACGGATCGTTTACAGACAAGTTTGTGGTGTCAACAGTTGTTGTAGAACCAGAAACAGTCAAGTTACCAGATACAGTAAGGTTTCCAGAAACAGTAGGGTTAGCAACAAGTCCAACCTGAACCTGATTATCAGTAACAGTAGTCTGAATTTCGTTTGATGTACCTGCAATAGTAAGCGTTTCACCACCAGCAACTGTGTCGGCAGTACCGCTATCAGCCGCAATGTCAAAAGATGTTGCGATAGCCGCAGTGCTTGCAGAAGTAATTCGACCCTGTGCGTCAACCGTGATTACAGGAATAGCAGTTGTAGAACCGTAATCGCCAGCACTTACCGCTGTATCTGCAAGATCAATTACACCAGAAGCAAAATCAATACCAGTTCCGCCAGAAAGATATGATTCAACTCTAGCGTTGGTGTAGTATAGATTTGTAGACCCTTCAGCAAGGTCGTCAGTGTCGTTGTTTACAAGGTTATCTTCGTCAGTAGCGTTTACCCAAGCGGTGCCGTTGTACACAAGAGACTGACCACTAGCAGGGGAAGTAATTGTAACATCGCTAAGATTATCGATGCCAATAGAAATGTCTGCGGTACCATCAAAAGAAACACCTGCAATATTTCTTGCAGTTTCTAGTGCAGTAGCCGTATCAGCATTACCAGTCAAGTCACCAGTTACATTACCTGTGACATCACCAGTAACATCGGCTGTTACTGTACCAGCCGAGAAATTACCAGAAGCATCTCTCTTTACAATTGTAGATGCAGTGTTAGAATTAGTTGCCGCAT